CCAGTTTTTAATCCTTTTTCCCAAGCATAAAAGTGCATAGATGTTAATTTGCTATAAATAGGTTCTTCTATCCATAAATTTAAACTTTGACTTTGGCAAATAAATGGTCCTCTATCAGCAGACATATCTATAATATGTCTCATAGGTATTTCCCAAACAATCTTATATTTATTACGAATGTGCTGTGATAAACATGTAATTTGTTGAATAGAACCTTTATTTGCAATAATATTATTTTTTATTTGTTCATTCCAATGCACTAATTCAATAAGTTATTTCATTAAATATTTATTAACAACAACAAATTCTCCTGCTAATGTTCTACGGGAGTATAAATTACTTGTAAATGGTTCGAAACATTCATTATATCCTAGAATTTGTGATGTAGACGCAGTTGGCATTGGAGCAACTAACAAAGAGTTTCGCAATCCATATTTTTGTATTGATTTTTTAAGAATATCCCAATTATAACGATTACTTGGACTCACATTCCAAAGATCAAATTGAAGAATTCCTTCAGATGTAGGGGATCCCTCAAATGAAATGTAAGCTCCAAATAAATCTTTATTATCACGTTTTAAGGTAGAATATTCATATTGGTTAATAAAAGTTAAACTTTCAGTAGAGTTTAACTCTACTAATTTTTTAATTTGTTCACCTCTTTCGAAAGAAATTTCATTGCTTTTTTCAAGAGATGCGTGATAAATAGTTTCAAATATTAGTTTATTTACACTTTTGGCTTCTTCAGAATGAAATGGAATATCCATTAAAATAAATGCATCTGCTAAACCTTGCACCCCAATACCAATAGGTCTATGTCTTAAATTGCTTTTTCTTGTTTTCTCAGTAGGATAAAAATTAATATCAATAACTTTATTTAAATTGTTAGTTACTACTTTAGTAACTTGATGAAGTTTGTCATAATCAAATTGTTTTGTTTGTTGGTTAACGAATGCTGGCAACGCAATAGACGCTAAATTACAAACTGCGGTTTCAGTACTATCAGAGTATTCTATTATTTCAGTACATTGGCCTGTTAAAATTCCATTAAAAACCCCCATATGTCTCTTTGGTTCAGTAAAACAATATGTATCATCAATTCTATTATTATTTTTAATTTCCAATATTTTAATAAATTGTTTAGCATCACGGGATGGTTTATTTCCAGAAATAACTAATCTGTGTGGGTTAAACCCTAATTTATGTAAATTATATAAATCACATGATGTAATTAATAATCTATAAATAGGTTTAACCTCAAAATATTTATAACCTCCTTTTCCATCTGGCAAGTAACTTTCTGTTCTATTTTGACTAAGTTTTATTTTAGGATTAATTCCACATGTTTGTAATAATAATTTTATATTTTCTAAAAATTCTTTATTTATTGAAGATGCTTGTAATTGTTCGTTTTCACCATTTCTAGAAATGGTACCGTCAGCATCACAATATCCAGCAAACCAATCTAGTTTATCTTTTAAGGAGCAAAAATTAGAAGGCACATCAAATTTTTCATTTAAATCAACTGGAAGAATAACATTTGTTCTTTTTAAATTTTCGTTGATTTTATAAGAACGTTTATTTATATATTCTAATAATTTTTGTTTCTCACCATATAAATATACTTTGGGGTTTTTAACATATGATTTAGCTTGACAATTTATCTCTTCCTCTTCTAATATATCTTCATTATCAAATAAATAATTTTCTGTTTCATATGCTAAATGTCTTTTACAAAAGAAATGATTTTTAAGTGCTTTAAATTTACAATTTCTTTCTGGTTCATCTGTTTTATTTTCATAAGTTCCATCTCCACAAAAAAATCCATGGGTATAAGCATATGGCATAGTATCAGAACCATCAATAACTGGATATTCGCATTTTATTATCCTATCATTTGGTTTTAAATCTTTGGCTTCAACCTTTTCAATTGAATTTGACGAATAACTATTTTGAATATAAAAATTATGATAAGGAGTACACGTTAATTTTGAACCATCATCAGTATAAATATCAATTAATTCTTGATCTTCGCCTGTTTTTTTAATAGTAACTAAACTCCACTCTTCGCCATTCCATACATTTACATCTTGATTCATTAAATTTTGAATTTCTATATGTCCTTTATCTGTCAAAATTAATGTTTCTGGTGCAACGCATAAATTAGATGATTTAATTGTTCCAAGATTTTTTTGATTAGATTTTATATTAGCAGCGTCCTTATAAAGTAAATATGGTGTTCCTGTTTCCATTTGAGCATCTAAAATAGCAAACCATAATTCGCGTGCATTAATAGTTTTTCTGGCTTTGCCATTTTTTTCGTAAGATTCATATAAATTTTTAAAATTGTCACCATAAACATCAGATAATCCAGGGCATTCGTGTGGACAAAATAATGACCATTTACCATTTTTGTCTTTAACTCTTTCCATAAATAAATCAGAAATCCACAAAGCATAAAATAAGTCACGCGCTTTCATTTCTTCGTCTCCATGATTTTTTCGCATTTCTAAGAAATCAAAAATATCAGAATGCCAAGGTTCTAAATAAATAGCAAATGAACCATTACGCTTATTGCCTCCTTGATCGACATATCGAGCAGTATTATTAAATACTCGTAACATAGGAACTAACCCATTAGATATTCCGTTTGTTCCTTGAATATGACTTCCTTTTGCTCTAATATTATGAACGTGTAATCCAATTCCGCCAGCCCATTTAGAAATATGAGCGCAATCTTTTAATGTATTAAAAATCCCATCAATGCTATCATCTTCCATAGCTAATAAATAACAAGAACTCATCTGTGGTCGTGGAGTTCCGGCATTGAAAAGTGTAGGTGTAGCGTGTGTAAAAAATTTTTTAGACATTAAATTATACGTTTCTTTAATAAGTTCTAATGAATTAGGATTATTTAAATCTCCGTGTATTCCAACAGAAACCCTCATCCACATATGTTGTGGTCTTTCAATAATATATTTTCCTTTTTTAAATAAATATGCTCTTTCCAAAGTTTTAAATCCAAAATAGTCAATTAAATAATCTCTATTATAATCAATCATATCATTTAAAGTTGAAGCATACTTAGTAACAAATGTCCATAAATCGAATGATACTAATGGTTTATGATTGCCGTGAATATCACAAAAATTATACAATTCTTCTACTACAATTGAAAATAATGAATTTGTATTTTTTTGATGATTAGAAATAATAATGCGTCCAGCAAGAGTGCCATAATCAGGATTTAGCGTAGAAAGTGAGGCACACTGTTCAGCAGCTAATTCATCTATTTTGGTTGTAGAAATTTTATCATATAATTGATCGATTACTTTCATAACTAATTGTGGATAATTTATATTAATTGAAACTTCTTCACCTAATTTTTTAATTCGTCTTTGAATTTTATCAAACGCAATTTCTTCTAATTCTTCATTTCTTTTAGTAACACGCATATATGTTGTTTCCATGGTATATATATTTGGTAGTTTAATTTTAAGTCACTTTTAAAATTAAATAATTAAGTTTTTTATATACATTTATATTATATGAAATATAAATTTATTATATGTGGTATTATTTTTTTAATACTTGTATTAGTATTTAAAAAAAATATTGAAGGATTTAGTGGGTTATATGATTTATCGACCCCTGGAACTTTTCCAAAATCTGTTAACCAAGCAATATTAAATGATTATCCTCTAATAAATAAAAATGAGACTTCAAACAATAATTATAATCAAATATGGTGGCATTATCCTGTATTTAAATTAGGTTCATATAAACAGGTAACTAACAATTTGAAATATTATGATAATCCGGATAATGGAACTTGTGTGCGTGCGGATTTTTGTGGTGCCTTATATAAAAATAAAAGAGATACTAACACAAATATTACTTTGCCATTACCTCCGGCACCACAAGGTTTAAGAGTTGGTTATTTTATAACTAACCCATAGACTTGATAAAAATAAAATAATAAATAAACCCTTAAAATAAATAAACCCTTAAAATAAAAAATTGAAGTAAAAATTGTAATACTTATTGTAAGTATTTAAATAATGCAAGTTTTAATAAAATTAGATAATCTTATTGAAGGACAAGTTATTAAACGCCCTTCAAAATATATCAAAAGTCCATATGTTGCTGATATATTTTGCAATGATGAAGAAGTTTTAGGTCATACTGCTTCATTAGGTTGTTGTGGACTTGCTGACGTAAATGCGCCTGTTTTAATATCTCTAAGTCCAAATTCAAATTCAAATTCAAATTCAAAACCAAAAAATAAGGCAAATATGAAATGTACACATACTGTATACTTATCTGTATTAAGAGAGAAAAAACATGAACAAATTATTGGAATCCATCCTAAGTTGGCAGAAACATTAACCGAGGCAGCTTTGAACGCAAACTTACTGACGAAATTACAAAATATTAAAAGATATAAAAGAGAAACTGCTATTTATGTTAAAGATAAAATAGATTCACGTTTTGATTTTACTGGTGTAGACCAAAATTGTATACCATTTATAATGGAAGTAAAAAATGTGCCATTAGCAGACTATGAAAACGTTAGTTTTAAAGAGAGGACTAAAATGAATTTTAATGATAGAGACTTTAATTCAAAAGTATCCTATTTCCCTTACAATTATAACAAGAAACCTTCTGAACCTGTTAGTCCAAGAGCATTAAAACATATTAGAGAATTGACATTGATAAAAAAAGAAACATTGATAAAAAAAGAAATTAAAATTCGTTGTATAATGTGTTATGTTATACAACGAACTGATTCAAATAGATTTCAACCATCTGTAATTGATCCAGAATATAGAGATGCGTTTAAAGAAGCAGTAGAAGCAGGTGTAGAGATAATTACAATGGTGGTTAGTTGGAATAGAAATGGTGAGGCTATTTTCATTAGAGATGATTTACCTATTGAACTATAAAATAATACAAAAATACAAAAATATTATTAAGGTAATAGGTAATATTTAACAAGAGAAATTTAATAATATTTTTAAACATTATCAAAATCAATGTCAATATCAAACTCAATATCTTGGGTTTGTTTTTTTATAACATTTATTTTACAGGTGTCTTTATTAAAACGTAACAAGCAACCTTCAGATGGTTTAACTATTGTATTTTCAGTTTTTTTTTGTTTACGATTAGGTTCGCGATGCTGATAACCAGTAACTCTTTCTTTTTTAATAGTGTCCCAAATATCTTCTAATTCTTTAACATTATCCTTAAACCATTGTTGATTTCTACAAACTAACACACAACTTAATTTTTCTAATTTCCAATAATGTGTTTTCATATATATATAATTAAATTCAGGATTGTCCTGATAATAATCTACCATGTTTTCTTCCCACAATGTAAAAGAATGAATCATATCTAATGGTTTATGTACATAAAATGGTTTCCCTTCTTTTGTATGAAAGTAAATAATAACTCCTTTCATATGGTTTTCTTTTGATAAACATATATTGTTTTCATCTTGAGTATCATCTAAAAATGCTGAATAATCTAGATATTCTGTAAATTTTGTTTCTAAAAAGTCACATTCATCTAATTCACAAACTTCCATTTGAAGTTGCATTTGAACCCAATACTCTTTTTTAGGTATTCCATCTATTTCTCGATTAACAATATTTTTAATTTCTAACATGCGACCATAACGTTTTGAATTTGGGTCAACATTAATTCCATCAGGAGATGCTCCAATAAATAAATAATTTTTGTGTTGAATACATCCAAAATCTTCTATTTTTGTATCGTAAATATGTTCATAAATTTTGACTGAAAGTGGTTCATATTTTTGTCCCCAATGAAGTGTAGTGTTAGTATTTACCATTATAACTTCTTTTATTTCTTCTTCTTTATATAAACTTGGATCTAATGGTTTACATTTTTCATAAATAAGTTGATTTTTTACTTTTTGATTTTCAAATGCTTTATACGCGTTTGAAGCTGTAATTAAATTATGCCGAAACTCATACCATTCTTTGGTTCTTTGAATTGGTTGAGGTTTATTTCTAAGAACATTTATTTGTTGTGTAATATAATTATTATGCGGGTCTTCTAAAATAACTGTATTAGAATAAGAACGAGGAGGCATATAATTTTTAAAAAATTCATCTTTTGCATATTCAATAATATCATTCATTTCATCTTCAGCGTCTTCTGTATAAAATATATCAAATTCAAATTGTGAATACATTAATTCTTGAATATTTTCATCAAAAACATCTTCAAAATCTGGTTCAGAAACAAAAGTAGGACAGTCTTTAATAAATTCTTCCATTAAATATAAACAAGTTTCATATAATTCCAAAAATTCGTCATCATTAAAGTATTGATATTCTGTGTCAGGTATAATTTTATCGGTAATGTCAAACATATTGTTATAATATGTTACTTTATTTTTATGCTATTTTTATTATTATTAATTATTACATTAAATAAATAATAAATAATAAAAATGGTACTATAAAATAGTATTAGGTTAGTCATCTTTATCCGAGTCAGAATCATCAATATTTTTAATATTTTTGGCAGTTCCTTGTTTTTTCTTTGGTGCCAATCCTTTTAAAGTAGAAACTCTTTTATCTATATTTTTAAGTGTAAAATGAATTAATGGTTTATTAAAAAATAAAGCAGGTATATTTTTTATTTCACCAGTATCCTTATTATAATTTACATCTTTAACCCGTTGTAATTTTTTTTTATCTAAACATTCTTTAAAAAAAGCAATAAGTTTATCATATTCTATATTAGTTAAATCATTCCCAACTTTATAGTTATCTGCAAACAATGTTAATTTTCTCATTTTAGCAGTTTTATCTAATTTGCTCCAAGGTTCATTTGAGTTTGTAATTTTTTCATTCTCAAGAAATTTATCTAAATTTTCCAAATCAATAGATGATTTACTTTCACTTCTAGAAAATTCATTTTGTAAATTTGTAAAAAATATTGTTTTACATTTAACTGGGGTTAACTCATTGCTATCACAATTGGCGGATTGTATATTTTTGTTCATTTATACATTATATTGTAAAATAGATTTTAACTTAGTTTTATATAATAATAATATTTAAACTATGTATAATAAAATTATGTTTATATTGATTTTATTATAAATTATTATAATATATACTAATGTATAATAATAATAATAATTCAAATATTAAAAACATAATATTAGAAGAACCACAAAACAATAAATTTACAAAAAGAATAAATTATGAAAAGGAGAAAAAAATGAGAGTAGAAACAAAAACTTGGGGGTTAAATGAAGAAGAATTATCTTATCAAACACAAATTAATATGTTAATGGTTGATAATTTTATAAATAATGAAAATAATAACAAATATATTTTAAAAATGATATCTCATATAAAAACAAAATTATATTGTTATAAACAACAGGATATATTGAAGAAAATGTTAAATGAAAACGAATTTGTTAGTTTTCAAGAGACAATTGATTTGTTGAAAAAATCAAATATGAAATGTTGCTATTGTTCTAATGAAGTTTATATTCTTTATGAACGAGTTAGAGAATTAAAACAATGGTCTCTTGACAGAATTAATAACGATATTGGACATAATAAAGGAAATTTAGTTATAGCATGTTTAGAATGTAATTTAAAAAGAAGAAGAACTAACAAAGATGCTTTTATGTTTACAAAAAATATGGTTATTATTAAAGGGGGGAAATTAAATAATATTTAAGTTTAACAATACATTATTTTAATAATCATTATAATAATGTACAATGAATGGAAATGGAGTACTGGCGAAACTTATTATAAAAGTCCTAAACCAGAAAAAAAAGTTTATAAAAATGAAGAACAAGCATATGATTCGCAAACAAACGCTATAAATCAATCTTTAGAAGATGAATCTTTTTTTAATAAAGATTCTGACCTAATAAACATAACAAACTCAATGTTTTCTAGAAATCAAAATGCGAGTGGAACCAAACGTGAAGATTTGGATACAAAAATAGCAGATAGAGAAATGATTGCTCAAAGAGGATTTAATCCTTTTTTACAAACCAGTTATGTTAATGATATTGTTACTCGTGATATGTTTTTAAAACCTATCAATACAACATTTGAAAAATCTAAAGAAACTCCTAAAGAAGAATCCTAAATAAATATAATTAATATCCCTTTTTATTATATTCCTTTTTATCTAACTCCTTTTTATTTAACTCCTTTTTATCTAATTTGAATAATAGAGTATAAAATACAAATGTATTAATAAGAACTAATACCCAAGTTATTAGATTTATAAATAAATTTTTAAAATTTGGTTTATCATTTTTTATAAAAAATAAATAATTATTTATTAATGGTAGTATTATATCATTCACAAATGAATAAATTAAATCTTTACTTGATAACGCAATAATAAAACTTGCGCCTGTGCCCATATTTTCCAATGTAAAATTAAGAAGATTTGATGTTAAGTTTATATTTGCCATTTATATAAATAGATTATAATAAATTTATTTAAAGAACCGAATATTTAAATACTTTTAACACACATTGTATGAAGTAAACGATTTGATAAGTATGCTAAAAATGTATTTAACAAAATTAAAGAAGAATTGACTATAAACATCATATCAACTTTTTTAATATGATTTATCATAAAATAACTTATCGATAAAATAGTGGTTACAAATATTATACCACATGCTATTGATAATGCATAAAAGTAAACACAATATTCTCTGGGCAAAGGACCAAAATATTTATCCATTAAAGAAACTGACATAATAATATTAATTTAGATAATAATTTATTTAAAAATATTTATTTAAAAATAAAACTACTTAAATAAATAATTCAAGCCTTATTAATGAATAATTCTAATTATACAACACAAAATGATTTATTGCTTAAAAATTTAATGATTTTTTATAAAACTTATGACTTGGACGGAATATATAATCCCAATAATAACTTAGATAAAATTTTAAAAATTATTACAGGTGAAACTAAAATTTCACTTCGTATTGTTGATTGGTTTGCTACTAATTATGCTAAAAAATATTATACTCTTTATGTTATTGACGGAACACACGATAATGTTACTAGACGTTTTAAAGTTTATGATGACTATAAACTTAAATTAAAGGCTTATTCTAAGAAAAGATTTGACCCTTTTTGTAGATGGGATCGCATCAGTATTCCTTATAAAAACGGAACATCTATTGAAACCACTATTGGACAATTAAATTTTTTTAAATGGACACTTGAAAATAAAGTGATTGATTATATTGAGCAAAATTACGCTGATATTGAAAAAGATATGAATAATCGTAACAGCACTTCTAAACGTAAAGAAATAATTACTGATAATTCTAAAACGAGAAAGAAAAGAGAAGAATTATCAATTTCAGCAACTAAAAGCATTAAAAAAGAAAAGGTTGAAATTATTGTTCAATTTCATTAACTATAATTTGTAAAAAATATTATATTATATTTTACAAATTATTAATTACCAATTATCTAAAACAATATCTATATCTGCGTTTTCATCTTTTAAAAATTCATCCAAATAACTGGGATGATATTTTTGAATAATTTTTGGTTCTCTTGTTTTCCATAACAAATGCCAAAATTTAGGTTTAAATTTTAAACAATAATATAAATGACGAAACATATATAATATTTTTAATTTTTTTTTTATTATAATAAAATTATCACTATCTATTATTGTATAAATAGGATTATAAAAATAATATAATACTTTTAGATTTTCGTTTAAACTAGGTAAAGAAGTCAATTGATTAATACTACAATATAATATTTGTAGATTTTCGTTTAAACTGGGTAAACGAGTCAATTTATTATTACGACAATTTAATATTTGTAAATGTGGGTTTAAACTGGGTAAACAAGTCAATTGATTATTAGAACAATTTAATTCTTCTAGATTTTCATTTAAACTGGGTAAACGAGTCAATTTATTATTACAACAATTGAATATTTGTAAATTTTTATTTAAACTGGGTAGCACCGTTAATTGATTATTACTACAATATAATATTTCTAGATTTTCGTTTAAAATAGGTAAAGAAGTCAATTGATTATTACTACAATTTAATATTTTTAAATTTTTGTTTAAAATAGGTAAAGAAGTCAATTGATTATTACAACAAATTAATTCTAGCAAATTTTCATTCTCAAGTAACCTAGGTAGCTCCGTTAATTGATTATCATAACACCATAATATTTGTAATTGTTTAAATCTTTTTAATTCTGGAAGATAATTTATTTTTTTTAAGTCTACTTTAATACGTTCTTTATTTTCAGGCAAATTGTTTATGTAAGATTCAATACAAAATTTAATCATATTTTATTATATTTTATTTGACACATTTTTTAAATCAATATTAAATTATTTATTAAAAGTAATTTAATATTACCACAACTACAAAGAAGAATTATATAAATATAATTACGATTTATATATTTTTATTAGATTTATTTTGTTAATTCTAATGAAACTAGTAATGTATTATTGAAATAATGATTTTATACCCCACCCCCATCTGTTATAGTCCATGCTTTTCCTCCACTTGCTGTTGATTTTGTTAAATTTAAACGCGCTGTCCCTGCTACTGAAATTGTATATTTGCTTAAACCAGCGTTAAATACAACATTATTTTTAAGTAAAGAACGTTTTGGATTTGTTCCCCACGAATTTAGAAGCGCATTATAATTAGTTTGATTTGTTGCACTATTAGGATTATTCATATCTACATTTAAAAATATATTTGACATATTCGTACAAGCATAAGGTCGCCAATTTGATATATCTTGTTTAAATGCTGTAGCAGATGTAAACATTCTCGACATATCAGTTACTTTTGATGTATCCCAATTGCCTATTGGTTGATTAAATAATGTAGCTTGACTAAACATATTATTCATATTAGTTACTTTTGATGTATCCCAATTGCCTATTGGTTGATTAAATGATTCAGCTTGACTAAACATATAAGACATATCAGTTACTTTTAAGGTATTCCAATTTCCTATTGATTGATTAAATAATTCAGAATTTGTAAACATAAACCTCATGCTAGTTACATTTAATGTATTCCAATTTCCTATTGGTTGATTAAATGATATAGCTTGAGAAAACATACCCTCCATAGTTGTAACATTTGATGTATTCCAGTTACCTATTGGTTGATTAAATAAATTAGTAAATACAAACATAGAAGACATATTCGTTACATTTGATGTATCCCAAGAACTTATATTGGAATTAAAATTTATACAATTTTCAAAACATGTGTTTAAACCTGTGTTAGGTAAAAAATAAGGTTTAAAATTTGATAATATATTAAAAGTATTAGTTAAATTCGCAAATTGATTACCTACAATATGAAATGGGACATTATTTGATGATATGAATGTTAAATCACTTGTATCAAAATTATAAAAATTTGTTAGTGAATTAAAATCAAATGTAATTCCAATATCTGACGAACTTTCTGCGTTTGATTTTAAAGATGTAACTATTTCAACAGTTACATTATTGGTTACAATAGTAATATTGGTTGAAGTTATTACAAATGTTCCAGTTAAAGTTAAAACCGGTATGTTATCTAAAACTAATTGTTGAGTTAAAGGTTCAACTCCTGTATAAGTAAAAGAATAATTTAAAGAACCTGTACCAGTAGTTGTTACTTGTACCATATTTGATAGTTCACCATCCCCAACTGAATTTACTGCTCTAATAATTACTTGATAAGATGTGTTATACCCAAGTCTTCTAACAATAATAGGACTTGTAGTTGTTCCGGATGCTGTAAATGTGGAACCATTATTTAAAGAATATTTATAATTAGTGATAGTTGAACCGCCATCATTAGTAGGTGGAGTAAAATTAATTGTAATTTCAGCATTTCTTGGTGAAATAGAAGTAATTGTAGGTGCTGATGGCACAACTGGTGGAATTGTGATAGATATCATATTTGATAGTTCACCATCCCCAACTGTATTAACTGCTCTAATAATTACTTCATAAGTTGTATTATATGAAAGTCCTTGAACAATAATAGGACTTGTAGTTGTTCCTGCTGTTGCAAATGTGGAACCATTATTTAAAGAATATTTATAATTAGTGATAGGTGAACCACCATTACTAGTAGGCGGAGTAAAATTAATTGAAATTTGGTTGTTTGTTGGTGTAATGGAAGTAATAGTAGGTGCTGATGGCACAACTGGTGGAATTGTTACTTGTACCATATTTGATAGTTCACCATCCCCAACTGAATTAACTGCTCTAATA